CCCGCCCACGACACTGCCCGCCTCACCTTGATCAAGTATCTCGCTTACTTTCTTGGTGTTCTCGGGTCCCTTTGTTTTATCATCACCGGGGTTCACCCCTCTGGTGGTGGTATCACTACCGACAACAACTCGTTCCAAACAGCCTGCTACATTCTCTGGACCATTCATTCGCTTATGGTCGAGCAAGGTCTCTCCGCTACACCGTCCGAAACCATCGACGCGATTGCCTTCGCTGTCTATGGTGACGATAACATCCTTGCCCACAACTTCTCCTGGCTCACCCGTGAAGCCTTTGTCGCCAAAGTCAAAGAAATCTTCAGCGTCTCTTTCACCGACGCCCGTAATGATGTCTACCTCAAGCGCGGCGTCCTCCGCCGCGTCGAATGCGGCGTCTCCCTGACGTTCGCTCCCCTCGACAAATCCATCATTGAAGATATGACTAACTGGTGCTCCACTGGCCTCAACATGGAACTCACCTTCATCTCCACCCTCACTTCCGCTACTGATGAGGCTCTCCAGTGGGGCGAAGAATATTACAATATGTTCACCGCCCGCACTGCCGCCGCTTGCCTCTCAGTCGGTTTCCCATACACCTACCTACCGTACAAGATTGCTATTCGCAAGCTTGTCGATGCCCACTACCGCTAAGCCCTCTCGGTCCGCAATGACCTAAAACTATCACGCTGTTAATCAGCATCCGTCTCCTTTCTCACGCCGACCCAGCCCTCGCAACAACCGATCTCTTCGTCACCCCGTCCTCCGGTGACGTGGTGTTTCAAAACACCTACAACGCCCCCACCGGAACCGAAACTACTACCCTTCCCGTCGCCGCCGAACCCTCCACCGTTCAAGCTGACCCCTTTCCCTCTGAGCCTGGTTATGCAGCCCTCAGTAAGGAGTTCCTTGTCTATCAAGGCACGTTCAATTCCTCCGAAGCTCGCAATACCAACCTCACCACACTCTCCTTCCCCGAAGCGCTATTTGCACAAGATACCATCTGGAACATCATCTCTCGATACCAGTACTTCAAAGCTGGTGTCCGCCTCCGGCTTTCCATCTCTGCTAGTGCATACGCCTACGGGGATCTGCTCGTCTCACTCGACCCCGCGGCTGGCTACACTATGGCCGCGCTCGACGGCTCCGACGCCTCAATCTTCACAGTTTCCGGTTACCCCTGCACCATCCTCTCTGCTGCAACCAACACAACCGAGATCTTCGAAATCCCCTTCATCTCCCCCCTCAATCTCATCAACCTCCCCGATTGGGCCACTGGTCCAGTCGGCCGCCTGGGCCAATTCGACATCACCGTTCTCTCCCCCATCCGAACCATCGTCGCCTCCCCTCTCGTCGTTGGTGCTTCCTTCTCCGTCTACGCATGTTTTGTTGACCCGTCTGTTATCGTCCCTTGCGACAATTCAGCACTCGTACAACCGGCAATGCATGATTCAGTCCGTCGCCCGGGCTACAATAGACACAAGCACCCACGAGGTCCCACGGGGATCTACCGCAAAAAGTTCATCGTTTACCCAATGATGGGCTCTACCGGTCAGATGCCTAAGAAACTCGCCGACAGCGAGGGCATCTCAAAGTCCCTTGGTACCATTTCCGCCATCGCCGAAACCACCTCCTCTGTCCTAGAAGGCGCCTCCAAACTCGGAGGCGTCGTCAAGGGTGCCGGCAAGGCTTTGGTGGGCGGCGCCGTCGATTCACTCTTCTCTATCTTCGGCCTCTCCAAGCCCACCAACGTCGCCTCACCTGCACCGAACATGCCGTCTTCCTTCCCCGGCATGAATCACCATCGTGGTCTCGATTCTTCCTACACTCTCGCCACCGACCCCGAAAACCGCGTTCCTGAAGTCACCAATCTCATGGGTGATCCCTCTGACACTATGTCCCTCACTACTGCTGCGTCCAATCCTGGACTTCTTTGCTACGGCTCTTGGGACATGAACATCGACCCCCTTCAGTACGTGACCTTTGGCACTGACACCACTACCAACATCCCTGTCACTCCCCACTGTATCATGCACTACCTCCCCGGGTCTGCTTCACCACCCTCCCCCATCTCCTTCACCCCCACTTCTCTCGCCCACACCGCCTGGCCCTTCAAATTCTGGCGTGGTTCCATCTCCTACTACGTCCGTATCGCAGCCTCCAAGTTTCACTCCGGATCTATCATGATCGCATATCATGCCGGCAGTAACACTCCCTGCGACGACGACTACAAGATGGTCGTCGCTATCGAAGGCCAGACCGAAATCACCTTCACCGTACCCTTCATCTACCCTCAAGACTGGTGCTCTCACGCTCACGGCTTCCTTACTTTCCAAGTTCTCAATCGCCTGACCTGCTCCGAAGCCGTCACCTCCGCCCCCGTCGACATCTCTGTCTTCGTCGCCGGCGGAGCTGACATGCGCTTTGCAGTTCCCTCCCCCACCTACTTCTTACCCGTCCGCGAAATCCGTTTCCCAACCACGGGTCAGGGTCCCCTCCGCAAC